TGATTGATTAATGCCTTCTCGGATTAATTTAGCGCGCCGTGCGGCTAATCTAACCTTTGCGCCGTTTCGTTTTTTCCACGCGCGATTCATTTAGTGCCTATGCCAAATAGCGTTCAGCATACCAGCGCGCGCTATCGTAATCGGCTACTGATACAAATTTATTCAAAACATCGGCGTAAATAACTGGCACGGCTTGGAAACGGAAACTACGCGTAGGTGATTTGCCAAGCCATTTGATAAATTGTTTTAATTCTTTCTGTACAGATTTTTCTTCATTTTGTACATCTGATTCTATAAGTGCTAATTCTGGCGTGGTAGTTGCTTGCCCATCTTCTGTTACTAACACATTTTCGTTAATGGCTTTCAATCCGCTATCTGTAACTAAATATGCACCAGCGCCAGCAACCAATATGGGCATATCTGCTTCTGGCGCTTCAATAAGCGATAAACCAGCGCGTGAGCGTGCTTCGTTAAGCGTTAAAGTGCCTGATTTGATATTTATATCCGTGGTGCGAGCAAGTTGTTCTGTATCTTCGCGCCCACTTTCCATAAACTTAAATTCTAATTCGCGTGGCATACCTAAAAACATATAAGACAAATGGCTAATCATTTTGCCTATCCAATTAGCCAAAGGAAGCGCACCTAATACATCTCCCGTTTCAATTTGCCCATCTTGCCACCCTGCGCCACCTAAACCGCCATCAGGACTAAATCCAATTTCAGCAGGTGTTACGCCGTAATGACCGCAAATGCTATTTACCAAATAATCATCCAAAGTGCTCTTGAATCTTTCACCATATCCATCAAATTGAATTGGTGTCATACCTGCTGGTAATAAACGAACACGCTTGCGTTGTTCTGTTTGACCTGCCAAATCACTATTGAAAATGTTTTCGTAAGCGCGTAATAAGTCTGGGTTATTGCCAAAATTAGCATCTGTTTGCATTAATAATTCTGGCGTAACGCCATCGGTATATTCTGCACGGAGCCATTGCTGACGGCGTAAATAAATATCTGCTAGTGGTAATGCTCTTTCAGTTGGTGAGTAACCATATACGCTAGTTGTTCTACGATTGCGAACAAAATAAGCCAATTCATCGCTAGTAAATTCACCATCTGCTTTTTCGTTTTCATCAGGTGCAGAAAATTCTGAGCGTGGGAAGCCGTATAGAATTTGTTGATATGCAGAAAATGGTGGCGTAGGGCGCATTCCTCTATCGTCAATAAGTGGTTTAATTGTTGAACCATCCAAGATTTGTAAGCCATTTAATTTATCGCCTACTGTCATTTGAGGCCATATTGCCCACGCATCTAGCACTAATATTTCTTCCAATGCAATATTTAGCCAATCATAAAATAATAATCCGTTGCCTTTATCTGGTTGTTCCCAAAATTGCCTAATTCGGTTAATATCTTCGGTGTATTTTTCTCTAGCAGAAGCCATTGCTCTAACGCGTGAGCCACCAATTTCACTAATTAACTTTTCAGCACTATCTTCGCCTAAAGTAATATCCCAGTTATAACCAAGTATTTTTGCTTTTTGCACTTCAATACATCTACGCAAAATATCAATTTGGTCTGCCGCCGCCCGTAAAGTTCTAAATGGAACTAAACGCGTTTCAGTTATATTTATATTTTGCGCTACTTGAAATTCATAACGCCTTGGGTCTGGTCTGCCATCATTTGCGCGTGGCGGATTTATTGCGCCCGGAATAATTGGCTGACCTGGTGCAAATGGAACACCAGCAAGATTTGGTGCGCGTTCTAGTGGAACGCTTTGACCATAACTTGTGTTTGCGCCAGTTTGACGCATTTGTTGTTCTGTTACGGTGATAGCGCCAGATGGGAGATTTGGTGCCTTTACAATCTCCTTGGCTACTCGCTCCGCAAATCGGTCAATAAGACCCATTTTTGCCTCCTAATTAGCCGTGAACAACTACGCGATATTGATTACTGGTCGGTGCTACGCTGAACAATACAGTAATAGCCGAGGTGCTTGTGTGTTGAACATCGCAAACAACTTCGGCATATGGGCTGGAATTATCATATACGGCAACAGTTACATCTTTTGTGTTAAGACTATGAGTAACTGTGTATGAAGTAGCAGTTCCATCGCCAACGCTTACGGCATATTTGCGAACGGCAATGGCGGTATCAAGAGCAAAACCTGTTGCTCCGACAGTTAATCCACCATTTGATACAACTACGCCAGTAAAGTTTGTGCCAGTTAAAAGAACGCCGTTGCTTGCAGTATAAGTTCCAGCACCGCTAAACTGTTGAAATACAACAGGGTCAGTTCCGACTGTATTTACTTCATCAATATTTACCCAACCAGTATTAGCAAGTGTTGAACCTGCATCTACGAAAGTAAAATCTCCGCCAGCAATTTCTGCGGCAGTATCAAAGTCAGTTGCGCGAGTTAGCACCCAGTTAGTTGAACCGCTACCCACAGTTGTAAGTGTGTAAATACCATTTTCAAAAGTATTGGTTTGATTCTTAACAAGAATACGAGCGTTGATAGATGGGCTTACGCCATCGGTGCTAAATGCTGCTTGTGCTCCTGCGTTTGTAAGTGTTGCGCCTACACCAGCAGTTCCGTTACTGTAAGTAGCATTGAGATTAGCAGTAGTTGCGACATAAGAAGCAGCGTGAATATTTAAGCCCTGCGCAACATCATCTACATATTGTTTGTTTGCGGCATCTGTTGATGCTACTGGCGTAGCAACGCTAGTAAGTTTGTAATTGCCAAGGGAAACATCGGCAGTAGGAACGGCAAGTGCTGATAAATTAATTAATGCGTGAGCCGCGTTATCGTGAGCAGGAGTTCCGTGCGTATGGTCAGCGCGAGCAACGCTAGTGCTACTACCATTACCTGATGCTGACCCAAATGAAGTTTGTGCAGTTACGCCACCAAAAGAAGGCATTGCGTGGCTATGGTCATCACGCGAAGGTGCGGTTCCAGTTCCAGCAGAAGCAGAACCACCAATAGAAAGAGATGATGGCGTTGCATTACTTAATGACGGTGTGCCGTGAGTATGGTCTGCTCTTGCATAATCATTAGATGAACCATTACCACTAGATGCGCCGTAAGTTGTTTGAGAAGTTACTGAACCAAAGTTAGATATTTGCGCCCAAGTTGAACCATCATCAAAATAAAGCAATTGACGGTCTGTTGCATAATACAAACGACCTGCTTCTGATGCCGCTGGTCTTGCCGCAAAAGTTCCATAAGTAACTTGCGCATTTGCTTGCGTGCTTTCCCAAGTTGTGCCATTGTAAAAATAAAGTTCATTATCGGCAGTATCAAAATAGATTTGACCTAATACTGGAGATGCTGGCGCCGTGCCTAAATTTTGAATTACTGCATTTTGTAATTCGTTTTTGTTTAAGTCTATGCTTACTAAAAATTTACGCGCCATTTATTACATACCACCTAACATAAGAGAAGGAGCAAAACTGCTTGCTTCAATTGTTACCGAACCACCAAGAGATACCGAAGTGCCGTTAATTGTGATGGCACTATTAGTCAAACTACTATTACCAATTGCAGTAAGCGTATTAGTAGAACCGCTTATAGATTTATTAGTAAGTGTTTGACTTCCAGTTAGCGTTGCTACGGTTGAGTCAATTGAAAGTGTAACTGTGCCTGATGTGCCGCCTCCTGATAAACCTGAACCTGCGGTAACGCCTTCTATATCGCCTACGCCTAATACATATGCTAAAGAATTCCAAGCAGTAGAACCATCACCAATTTTGCCTTTTTTAGTATCGGTTTCAAAACCCCATTCGCCAGAAGCAAGAGTTGGATTAGTAGAAGTCCATTGTGATGCCGTTCCGCGCCGTATTTGTATTTGTGTAACTACTGGCATTATGGAGTTCCTCCGTCATATGTTTGTGTTGCCGTGCTTGTTGGGTTGCCACCATTATACGGTGCAATACTATCAAATACTCCGCCGTCAATTTCTGTAATTGCTGGGGCGACACTTTCCCACGCTGACCCCGTATAAACTTTTAATCCTGATGATGTGTTGTAATACAAATCGCCCGCACGAAGCGTAGGCGTATTTATATCCGTAGCACTAGCAGGAACATTTGTGGGAGTTAAGGCTAATCTGCTCATATTACATACGCCGTTCCAGTAAAGGCGCTACTAAAAGTTATCACCATTTGATTGCCCGATGGGTAAGAAAATGTGCCTTCACATTGCGTTCCTGCGCTATCTAACACTACGGCAGTTGGGTTGCCATTAAGATTATGGTTAATTGTCCATACGGCACTAGCAACTGCTTGCGTATGAACATAAAATACGGAACCTGCCGCACCCGATGGGCCTTGCGGTCCTGGTGCTGATACTGTAATAACTGGAACAACTGGTTTGATTACAATTAAATCATCAGCCATTATCTTGTCACCTCTGCCGATACTACAATTTGTCCCTGTGCCAACCGCGTAACAACGCTAGTTGGGCTAGTAATTTCAATATCGTAATAATAAATACCTTCATCAATATTAGCAGTTTGATTTGCCGTTGCATGAACCGCAAATAAACCATTAGTTGTGCCTACGGTGATACCACTAGAACTTGTTAAAGATAATACCGCAGTTGGACTTTCTGGCAAAGAGCGTAATTGTAATGCCGCCGTATAACCAGTTACATTTACAGGCGCATATGCAATACCGCCGTTAATATAAGTGCCAGTTACCGCATTTAATACTGTAAATTGAGAACTAGTTGCCGCATTTACTAATACGCTTTGCAGATTATAAGTAGATGGATTAACGCCAGTTATGCTTACTATTTGTGCCGCACTAAAGCCATTTACGGCAGTATAAGTAACTGTCGTTCCATTAGCAGTTATATTTGTAATTTCGGCTGGTTGATTATAAACAAAATTAACATACCAATCCGAACCTTGGTCTATTGTTAAGTTATAAGTAACTGCCATTATTCTCCCAGACTAGCACCGCAGGATACACAAACTTTTGCCGTTTTTGGTGACGGCATACCGCACTTAGCACACAATGATGCCATATTTGCTAAGGCAATCATACTACTTCCGCCCTGACTTAATTCTGTTAATGCCCATACTAAAGCATCTAATCTATCTGGGCTTTCATTTGATAACGGTGTCCATTCGCACATCTGCGTTTCCAAATCAGCAAAATAGCCAATATGATGCACTTTACCTTGCTCATATAAAGCACTTATTGGTTCGGCTCTTAATTGCTTACCCCTAGTTGCCGTTACTTTTTTAGTGGCAACGCTTCTATCTACTTGTTGAAGTGTTAATATCACCATATCGCCGCCGTTATTTGTTTCAGCAATAATCTTATCTGCTTTCAATTCGTGATATAGATTTACCGCTTGTCTTGCCCAAGCATCAGGGCTGGCGCGTAACGATTTATCCGACAATATGTAATAATCGCCATTACTAGATATACCTGCCGCAATAATGCCTGTTTCATCGCTATTTTCATTACTGGTTACGGCAGGGTCTAAGCCAATTACTATGCGAATTAAGGGTGGCGCACTTACGACCCGAGCACTCTCTATCATTTCGCGAGTCCATAGTGCGCCTTCTACATTATCCAATATTTCGCCATAAAGTTCTTGCCTACCCAACCGCGTGTTCTCATAACGCAACTTAAATTCGGCTATGGCACTAGGCGCTAAGTTAGCGGCGTTATCAAATGTGCTACCGCGTATGACTTTAACGCCGTTACGGTCAATTAAATCTTTTATAAGCCTAATTGGCTTTGGCGTAGTTGTAACAATAGTTTGTGGAAATGCGCCTAAGCGTAAGCCAAATTGATACTGGTCCCACGCTTCTGGATGCTTAAATGCCGCTAATTCATCAAACCAACCGCCGTGATGCTGAGGCCCACGCAAACGCTCTGGTTCTTCACCACTAAACAATTTAATCCGTGAGCCGTTAAGTAGAAATATCTCGCCAATGCTACGGTTATAATCTTTCAAAGTGCCATACTCACGCAATATTGCCACGATACCCGAATTGCCTTCGGCGCAAGTATCACGCGCATCTCCGTAAGTAGGCGCCACGATAGCCCACCGAGTTTTAGGATGACTAGATGCCTGATACGCCAACCATTCTGCCGCCGTGCGTGTCTTGCCCGCACCGCGACCCGCTAAATATAACCAAGTCTGCCAACTGTTATCTTCAGTTGGTAACTGTTCCTGTCGGGCTAATTGGTGTGTCCAGCGCACTCTGCGGCTTGCTATTAAGGAGAGCGACAAGTCTGGCGACTTCGGCATCAATGCTATCTCGGTCATAAATATTCACCTCTACTTGCGATTTAACAGGAACATCTAGTCCTAATAAACGCGCTCGCCTTTCCATTATTTTAATTAATGCCAATATGGCACGGGCACGCTCTTGCGCATCTACGCCATTAACTACATCGCCCCATATAGCCGCCTGAGCAATATCTAAGCGGTCTATTTCAGCATTTCTTATTGCTACTACATCTTCAACCACGATACGCCGACACGCCGATTGATACGCTTTATGCGCACCACTAGCGTTGGCATATCCAAGGCGTTCAGCAATTAAATCAAATGTTAATCCGCCACGCCGTAGTTCCAGCACTTTTTTCTCGCGTTCAATTACTGCTGGGTCTGATTTACCTCTTGCCAATTTTTCCCCCCATATATCCTACAAATATAGCATTAATTAGATGGTTTTGGACAAAGTATTTTTGCTATATCTTCATTGGGCGCACCTGCGTAACGGAAGCCAGTAGTAATGCGACTACGCGATAACCCCAGCCTACCCGTTATTGATGATGTTTTGCCCCTTTGGGCGACCCGTGAGGGTTCTCTAATCATTTCCCAATTAGATGACTTATTCAACGCCCTAACACGCGCTGGATGACTTGTGGTCGTATATGTAGAGAGCCCCTGAGCCTTTAACCCAGCGCAAATAGCATCTACGAATTTACCGCCTAAGCCTATTCCCTGATAATCAGGTAAAACTACTGTTCGGCTGATTCTACGAGCGGCTTTCACATTGGCATTTATAAGTGGCAATATTGCCGTCATTATTGCTGGCTGGTCATTAATCAAACCCACATATAGTTGCGCCGATTTATTCAAAGTATCGCTTAAATAGTGATGTTTAGCGAAGATTTGCCACGCCGTATAGTTTGCCCAAATGATTTCACAATTGACTTGTGGGCGGGGTTGAACCGACCCCCAAGTGAAGGCACCTAAGTGCGGCTGATAAATCCAATCGGGTTGTAACCATTCTTCTATATCATAATGGCACGATACGGCAACAAATTTCTGATTTCTGGCTCTAACAGTTTTGGCTATTGCGGCTGAACCTATTTGCGCAACTGTGCGGTCAATAACCGATGTAAATTCATCTACAACGGATATATCTTCACTTTCTGCCAATATTCTTGCCATAGCAACCCTAAATTTTTCACCATTACTTAAATTTTCATAAGGGCGTAACCACGCTGGCGGTGATGAGAAACCCACCGAAGATAACAATTCTGTTATATCTTTAATTGGCATTTGTTTTGGGAAATCATCAATAACGGCGTTATTAGCACTCCATTTCATATTTTCTGCCAACGATAATTCTTTATTAAACATATTTTTAGCAATAGTTGTTTTACCTGCGCCTGATGGCCCAACAATTAACCCTATATTCCAAGAGCGAGTAGATAAATCAGGGATATTATTTGGCACTTCCGTTACAGATAATTTAGCCGCCTGTAAATCAAATATGCCTTCTAATTGCATTACGCGTGGCGTTCTTTCAATTTGCGTAGTTAATTTGATAGTGCTCATATAACAATAGCCCTTACTCTTAATCCTTCTTCCGATAATCGCAAAAGTAAAGCAGTTTGTTCGTTTTCATCAGCGCACTCAATTACTACTTCATAGCGTTCAGCAATTTCTTTTATGCTGGTATCTATTTCATCACGGGTTTTCAAATCAAAATCTTTGAAACCTAATTCACCAATGTTCCATTCTTCTAATTTTAATTCCCGTAACTGGCTTAATAGTATTTCTGTATTCCAAGATGCTAATTCAGCCGTGCGATTATCAGCAAGCGCATATGCTTTTATCGTATCTTCATCCCAAGTATCGGGAACACGCACTACGGATAAACCTTTCCACCCTATTTGCCGAGCGGCTTCTAATGTGCCGTTACCAGCAACTACGATATTATCTTTTGTTATAACAACGGGTTTTCGTTGCCCAAATGTTTGTAACGATTTAGCAATAGCATCTATATTTTTCTTGTTATGGCTTCTTGCGTTATTGGCATCAAGCATTAAATCATCAATCGGGATAATTTCTACATTTAGTTCCATTACTAGCCTTTCCTAAGATTAAGTGAGAGGGGTGCCAAGGGACGGAAGCACCCCTCTCTATTCGCTACTCCGAAGGGATAAACGGAGTGCGAACTGCCTTCACTCGCTGGACATCTGCCAAAGTAAAAAGCGACCTACGCTTTTGTTTGCCTACTGGTATTAACAATTTACGATGCACTAATTGTCGCAAATTATTTGGCGTGATGCCAAGTAATTCGGCGGCATAAACGCTATCTACAATATCGTCTGATATATCTGTGTTTTCCATTATCTGCCTTTCTTATGCCCAAGGGTCATCAACTGGGTCCTCTATTGGTTTATTATGCTCAACCGTTAATGGTTCAGCCGTATTTTTTGGAACAATGCCGTAAGTATCACAATTTATTTGTAATGTTTTTTGATTATTGCCTTCTTTATCTACCCAAGATTCCACATTAAATCTGCCACTAATTACTACGCGTTTGCCTTTTCGTAATTCGTTAGCCGCGCCCGTAGCATCTTTACCCCAAACAAAACACCGAAACCAAATTGTTTCGCCATCTTCCCATTCGTTATTTTTTTTAACGCGTGGAGTATTTGCTATGGTAAAACTTGTAACTAATGCACCCGTTGGTGTTTTTCTTAATTCTGGGTCGCTTCCTAAATTACCTGTAACTGTTAATATGCCTTCACCAGCCATAACCTTCTATCCTTTCAATATAATCGTATTGCCCATCATCCGTTAGTGTAACAATAGAACCGTTAGGCAACTGTAATGGAATATTATCTGGCTCGGCGTGTCGTGAAACTATATGACCCGATAGCGTAGATTTTTTTATGTTCATATGAACACTAAATGATGCCAAGTTATGGCAATCGTGATGTAACGCAATTAAATTATTAACTTCATCTTTACCGCCACGCGATTTGAATTTGCGATGATGTAATGCAAAATTATCTGTTAATACTAACCCACATAATTCGCAGTATCCTTTACACCGTGCTAACACCAAATCTCTTAGAGATTTCCAATCCGCCATTAGATGCCTTCCTAGAATTTAATGAGGGTTTAATCGGTATATGTGTTGAAGTAATCGTCAAGGATTTGTGTATTGCTGATACTGCGGCTTAATTTTGCACGGTCTGTAATTTTAATCCAAGCCCCTTCTATATCAGAATATTCTTTGCTAGCAGTTAATTTAACTACTTGCTCATCATCATTATAAGCAACGCCTGTTAAAGCATCTAATACTGCTCTTGCTAACTTATCTATATCAGGGCGTTTATGCGGTTCTTTGCGTTTAACTGTTTTCGGGCGCGCCATATGGAAAGTTACATTAATTTCTACGCCTTCTTCTGCTTTAGTAACTTGTGCGTGGCGAGCGCAGTTAGCAATTGTTGCTCGCCACACAGCCAAGTCATTTGCCCTCATATGAATTGCGTGACCATTAATGAATTTTAACGAACCTTGCGGCACGGCTTTACCAGCCACGAAAAAATGAGCATTAATACCATTTATTTCGTTGCCAGTATTTCCAAGCGTTACAAGGTGTTCCATAGCGGTGCTCAATATACCGCAATCCGTTAATGATTTGTTTCATCGGGTCGGTGCTTGTTTCACCAAGCATTTGTGCTATACCAAAAGCCGTGCTAGTAGGGTTATCAGCAAGATGATTCCACGCTGATTCTTTACCCCAAAGCATATTTAGGCATTTGGATTGTTTTTTACCCCAACCATATTTAGCCATTTTTATTTTGGCATATGTTTTGGGTTCAGTGTGTGCTATCGCTTTATGGACTTGTCTTATCTCTAGTTTAGGCGCGGTGGCTTCTGCTGGATATATGATTCCAACCGCCAACGCAATAGCCATAATTAGAGTTGTTTTTAGTTTTTTGCGATTTGGCATATCTGCTACTCCTTAGAGAGTGCGAGTTTTTTCGCTCTCTTTGTTATCGTAGTTTTCTGCGTGTTTATATTTGGAGCGTTCTCTTAATCTTTGCCCCATTTCCTCGGTGCTAACGGAGGTATTTTGGATTTCTGCTCTCTCATAATTACAAACCGAGCAGAATTGCACCCCATCATACCATTTTTCCACAACGATTTTTTCGCCTTTATTCCATCGTTCCTGTTGGTCTAAATAACGAATATGAATAAAGCCTTTTTCACATCCTTCGGTGTGTGTGCAACGGCAGTTTAATCTGCCACAATGATTATGATTTTGTCCCAGTAACATTACATTTCCCTTCTTATTAGATTCATTACATCATCTATAGCCGTTTCAAAACCGTGCTTATAAATAAAAGCAAGTTCATTCATTGGCTCATCTTTTACGCGTAATTCATTTATATTGCGTAAAAGTTTTTGTAGTAATTCAAAATTACTAAGTTCAGTTGGTTTTTCCGTCATAGTTTCCTAACGCTATATCGGCGCAAATCGTTTGAACGCCTATTAGAGCATTATCAACCGAACCAGCAGTTTTGATGATTTGTTTGCGATTGTTTAATGGTTTCCAAGCCATTATTTGTTCAGCAATTTGGTTGCGTATTTGTGCTTCCAATACTGATATTACTTGTTTAGCCAATTCGGTATCTTTGCCTTTTGGCGTATCAAGCAATAATTGTCCGTTTTTTACAGACCAATGCGGTTTGGTGCATATGCCAAAATTAAACAAATGCCGAATCTGCATAATTACCTGCCTCTTTTGTGGTCAATGGATAATTCGTAATGATAATCGCATAGTGCCTTACCCATTTTGGTATGGGTTGCTATATCTTTACATAAGATACAAGTTGTCCCTTGTTCCATTATTTGCCCTGCCTTTCTTTATACATATTCTGAGCCACGCGATATGCGTAACTTACTAAATCTGTTAAATCTTTACTTGCCGCCTCATCTATAGCCAATAAGGCTATACGCCCAAAGCGTTTAGTCATTTGACCTATGCGCCCAATTTCTGCGCTGGATAATTGCCTAGTTTGTAATTCCGCTACATACCAAGCAGTTAATGCAATACATCCGCCTATATCGTTAGCGTTATGTAATGCATCCCATTGTTCTTCCACTAACTTAGATAAGTTCCAAGCGTTAATACCATTTGCTCTTGCTTCGGCAAGTTTATTGCCTATTGCTTCAACGGCATTTTTAGCACTTGCTACTCTAGGCGTAGGAAGTTGTTTATTTATCTGTATTCTGTTTTCTGTATTCTGTATTCTGTATTCTGGCTCTGTTACTAACGCGTTATCCCACCCGTCATCATCTGCTTCGGATTGTTTTTGTCGGTAACGCTTGGCTCTAGTCCGTAATGCTTCCCGTTTATGTTCAACCTGAGCCTTACTGGTTTGATGTGCCAAATAATCGTGGATTTGAAATCCTTTTTCCACTCTTATCCATAAACCGACTTCTTCCAATTCATCCGATGGTTTGGCGGTGCTTTCTTTATCACTTAGCATTCCTGATACTGCCTGATATGGAACAAACCCATCTGTTAAATATTTACCTGAATAGCATAATCCGCGTATATGTAGCCGAAATGCTAAATCAGATAAACCAATAACTTTTGGATGGTCGGGAAAACTATCGTCAATTTTTATCCAAGCCATTTTTACTCCTTCCTTTTTCCCGAGGCTATATCAGCCGCTTCGTTCCATAAGTTTTCAATCTCGGCAAGTCTTATAGCACTTTCCGAATAGAGTTGTCGCCAATGCAACTGGTCGGTATTTGCACTTTTGTTCTCAAAATCTTCCTTCCAGTAACAGGCTTCACTTGCTCTTTTGCGCAAAATCCGTTCTATGGATTGTCTTACTTCAAGTTCCGTTGGCGGTAAAAAGTTTTCCATTTATTTCACCGTCAATCGCATACTTGCTTGACCTTGTTTGAACGGGATAGGCTCACCGTATCTTTCATAGAATTGCGCTACTTGTTCTTCATCTAGCATTTTACGACCAGCCGTTTGCGACCAAGCCACCTTTATGCCATCAGATGTAACGCCTTCGGTGTTTTCAAGAAATGCTTTTAAGGCATCTTTTTCTTTTTCCAGTTCTTTTATATCATCGGAAACATCTAAATAGCGTTTAACGGCTTTTACAGTTTGATTATCCGTAATAGTTATTTCCGATTTTTCTTTTCCCTTACCACCGCAAGCCTGACCAAAATAAGGGCAATAATGTTGGCAAAATTGCGCCGCATATCGTTCGGGTGCTGGTGGTTCGGTCATATTTTGCACTTCGCGATACCATTCCATCGCTTCTAATGCAATTGCTTCGTTATATTCTTCCGTGTGTATTTTGATATTGCGCTCATCTCCATCACGCGGTATAGCCACTAAAGTAACAGTTTTAGGGTCGTTTGCTCCAGCGTATTTAATAAGCCAACCATATAACTGCACTTGCCAGCGTTGTTGTTTGCTAGGAAAATAATCCAAATTGCGTAACTTGGTTGTTTTCCAATCAATTACTGCTCCTATTGCTGGTATATACATATCTATATGCCCTTTTATGCCATCTTTTTCAAACTCTTCCTCTAGCCAATAATCCTTCCATTCATTTTTGATAGTTTGCGTAAAAGCATTTTCTATCATTTTATGAATAGCGGTTCCCATAAGTGCTGGGAGTTTTAAGGTGTTATTTTCTTTAGGAGTGCGTTGTAATTGATGCCAAACCTGCCTACGGCAACCACCAATTTGGCTTACGCCCACTTCGGTTTGTTGGCTTCGTTTGCGGTCAGCGTCATAAGTTGTTAGCGTTTTAACTAACAATTCATCTATTTTCATTTTATCCCTTTCAGATTTCTAATGAAGCCCTAACGGAAGTTCCGATAGAGCGTGCAATATCCACTTGTGTGCGAATACGCGTAGCGTTAGCCCTAGCCGCTTTAACTATGGCTTCTGCTTCATTTAATGCCGTAAATTCATCACGACAAGATAACAATGCGTGGTCATTTACATCTTGAACACGCATTTTTTCCGACCCATAACTCAATCGTGCCGTTGCTATGGCTATTTCATACTGGGTTTTGGCTCGGTGATAACCGTGCTCGGCTTTCTCTAGGAAACTGTGTGCATCATCAATTTCTTTAGATAAAGTTGCTAATCTATTTTCTATAGCCTGTGGTGTAACCAATTGGTTTCTCCTTTCCACTATTTCCACAAATTGAACACGCATCATCTGCGTTGCTTTTCCAGTTTGCGCAATACCAACAACGGTAAGGCTCTTTACTCACCATCGGCGTGATTAGCAATCCCAATTACAATAATTAAGGCTTCGTCTTTTTCAAAACCAGCCATAACTAAATTGGCATATAGTTCAAACAATTTATCCACCGATACCGACACTAAAGGCTTATCATCCTTTTTGGTAACAGTTTTAATTGTGGTGCTGGTATAACTACTAAAATTATCGTTATTGATAATCTTTGCAAAGTCATACCAAGTTGGTTGTTTATCTTTTGACTCCATTAGTTGCTCCTTATGCTTCTTAGTTCAAATATGCCATCCCACTCTGGGTGGCGTTCCAGTATCAACCGTGCGTAATAAGGTGCATAGTTGTTATTTATCTTGAAATCGCTATTAGGGTCGCTGGTAGTCATATAGTAATTCCAGCGTAAAACTTCAAATAGCATTTTGATGCCAATTTTGCCCCTACCACGATTTACCAATTCACGCGTCATTGATTCAAGAGCCGTATAAACCTGCGGATTAAGTCTGTGATATTCCTCAAACTTATCCGCAGGGTTTATAACGCCAGTTAAATCAAGTTCCATATGATGGAAACTTGAATTAGCCATTTGCCTTCTCGCTTTCTAGGAAGGCTTTTCTCTCCATAATTTCTGCTCGGAGAGTAGTTAATTGCCCATCATTTACCCGACTTGGAAATTCGGCATCTAATTCCGATTTCAGTTCGGCAAATAAGGTTCGCAAATCATTCAAATTATCAATTTTCTTGATATTAGAAGCAGTATCTTGATAATTGGCAATATGATGTGCGCCTTCAACTGGTTTTGATTCAGGTATTTCAACTGTAGTAATAACGGGTCGCGTTACTACTTCGGCTTGTTCCATCTCTTCCGTTGTATAGATACCTGATAAATCATTAGGAAATGCCTTACGCAAAGCCAATGCTTCTGCGCATTTGGCAATCATTGTGTCGGGCATTTTGCGCCAAATTGGAGTAGTAGCGTTATAACTATTAAACTTTGCTACTGCCCATAATGGTTCATTAAAACCCTTACGCATTACCCCTACTTTTGCGGCAACGGGTGGTTTGGTATCTAGCCAAACATCTATCCACTCGCCATCATCACCACACCAATACGGGCCAACTTGTCCAGCATATTCGCCAGAGCGTTGTGCCACGATACGCAATCCATCAATACTTGCTTGAATTGTGTATCTGCCACCCCTTTCAATCATATATAACTGCCTAGCAAACGGGTCTAAACCTGTTCGTTGGGCATAGTGTAAAAATACGGCTAAATCAGCCTTGGGAGCGTTTGCTAACCCCAATTGCTTAAGTGCCGCAAGTTGCTTTTCATCCCACATCTTTTGGTCATTACTGACCGCAAGAGCCGTTTTATCTGTCATTTATGCCTTCTTCCGTTCTACTCTAACTCGCAGAACCTTCGGATTAAGTTCTGCCATAGTTAATGAATCAACTACTTGTGATTCTGCTTGATTGCGTAACCATTCTGCTAGTTCCGCTCCCTTTAACTTACCTTCAACCGCGCCAGTATTTGGGTGGTTGATATCCACTCCAACTAGCAACTTGATGGTTGATTTAGCCATTTGCCTTCCTTTCGGTATATCTGTTGGCATTGTGCCAGCAGAAAATTAAAAAACTGCCTATAACCATTTGTAGCCATCACCTGTCCAATACAGATTTAGCGCAATTTGATTTATAAGCAGACCAATTAAAAATGCCACTATAAATAACAATCGCTTACCGCGTAGTGTTAATTGAGAAGGATTGCCATTTGCTTTATTTGTTAATAACGCAATTACTCCCACCGATACGGAAAAGAGTATGCCGATTATGCTACTTATCATTGGGTTTGCCTCCAGTTCATAGGTTATTAGATGGGTCAGACATTTAACAAGTGATTTATTTGCAAGTCATAATATTTTTTACTGTTATGCCTATCAAATGAATCGTGATTTATAAACGATTAGGCGGGTTAGCACTTTGGGGGGATAACTTTATATAACCCAATGTGTGCCAACCCGCCTAATGACCTGCTATGACTTAGAGTAGATTCAATACCTTGTTCTTGAACCTATCTCCAGCGCCAGTTACGATACGGATAGCCCTAGCAGTATCAGCGTTAGCATCTCTAACAGGCTTAGCCCAATCCGCGTATTCGGCAAATGCGTTATATGCCGCCCATTTGGTATTGGCTATATTGGCTTGTGTTGGTGCTTTCCATAAGCCATTAACAGTAGAGCGTGCCGTTTCTGCCATAGTTACGGCTCTTGGTGATTCCTCATCCTTAATTGGAAAAACTTTATCCACTAAGGCGTAGAAATCTTTGTCCGTCATACTTTGTTTAAGTAAATTATCAGCAATTTTCTTAAACTCGGCTTGATACTTGAATGTAACTTTCAAGGTGTCGCGAGCCGCTTCAATTTTGTCATTAACGCCAGCAGTATGTCTGACGATAAATGTTTGTGCGGCTTGCTTAATAGCGGCAGTAAGTGTGTTTTGGCAGACAACGCGGATAGGAGTTACCAATACATTGAATGATGATGACCCATCGTGCGTGTTCCAAGCCATAAGGTACATATCAATAGCATCTACGCCACCAATTAAAATACCCTCTGGCATTTTCATAGTCATAAATACTTTACGACCATTATCAATACTGCCAGCCGTTTCAAATACTGCGCCAGATTCATCGGCAATTGCATTTAGAAAGCCAAATGCTTCTGAATTTTGAACTGGTGTGTATCGTGAGCCAACTACACCAAGTGCTTCCGCCTTGCGTGTCTTTGGATGATACCGATAAGTCATAAATTTATCGGTATATGTGATTGTTTCCGTTTTGTCGCCATCATAGGCTGGGACAATTGTTGTTACTGGGTTTTCTGATTTGGTAACTGTCCAATCCAGAAATGCAGTTTCAAGTGCTTGGTCGGAAGTAAGCGCGCCATCGGTAACTGTTCCAAGTTTATGCCACGCTACCTCACGGTTGGTGAAGAAGGCAGTATCGCCATCCTCAAATTGCTCTAATCGGTGAGACATTATTTATCCCTTTCGTTGTAGTTGTTTGTAATGGACCTGCGTAAAATGTGCCGTCAGGGCGACACCAGATATACGGCAGGTTTGAAGCGACCCCAAATTTGTAATGTATAGGGTCTTTCCGCATCAAATTGCTTTGATGGGAAATATGAAGTGGCTCAAAGCCCAGCCACCAAGGGTTACCTGTATCGGTAAGATTTTCGCTAACTTCTGCAAATTTAGGTAATAAAGTGTCTTTGAAACCACGATATTCCCATTCAACGCAAATCGTTATGCCATAGAGCGCAAGTAAATATTCGTAACCTTGCCACATCTTGGTAGCAGGGTGGTTAGCCCACCCTGCTGATTTGCCTGTAAGCGTATTAAGTATTTGCCACGCTTCAACACGCTGTTTGCCTAGCCGTTTGTTATCTAAAACAACTGCTGATTTTGTGAAGTTAGCATATGGTAGAAATGTTTGCATTATCTGCCTTCCATTCATTTAAGTCATCGGCAACCGATTTGGCAATTTCATAATTATCGCCACAAAAGGCTGGTTGTGGTGGCGTAACTGGCAAGCGTGAAAATCTTGCTTCGTTATACCATTTGTTCCAAGCGGTAAAACTAACCACTAAATGCTGACCAACTTTGCAAAACCCTTTGCGTTGGCAAGCATCGGCGTAATAGCCGCCCGGACTTACTACTACATATGTTATTTCGTCCATTTTTTATTCTCCTTACATATTTGGCAATTGATTGACCCTGTATAACAATGGCAACAATATCCATCGCCATTGGCATCCCATCCTTCAAATGGGAAATGTATTGCTTTATCTTCGCATAAAAAGCAGATAATGCCGATAGTCATATTTATTCTGCTTCCACTTCGTCAACTTCATATTCTTCATCTTCAATCGTGTCGTAAGTAATATCGTTTGCAATTTGATAACTAATTGCTTCCAATATGGTTGATTTGGCATCTTCCTCATTTTCTGCTTCCACGCCAGTAATTGTGAATTTAATGGTTACATTAGCGGAATAAGCAAATTTGATTTCATCTGCACCAATAAGTGTTAATAACTCATTGATAGCATCTGCATCCATTTCAACTGTTTTATTTTTATCTCCGTCTAATTCCTCTTGGAAATATTCACGGGCTTTTTTACGCAAATCGGTAGTTTCTGCCATTGCTTTCCAATAAGCGGTTTGATAATAATCAACGCGTTCATCTAAATGTGTTACTACGGCTAAAAGTTTATCCACTTCTGCCATTAGATTTTCGCCTTGAAGTTTGTCTAGCATTTGTCTGATTGTTTCGCGTGTTGCTTGTGTATCTCTTGCCATTTTGTATCCCTTTCATAGTCTGATGAGGCTCATCAGTAGTGCCGTCCAGCACTAGACCGCGCCGAAGCGCGGTTTCGCCTTACCTTATATTTACATACCGACTTGCAACGCGTAGTAAATTTTGGTAGTCGCCACTCATTGAATCCATTGTGTATTGGTCCAATTGTTCTTTAGTTGCGCCAGCCTTTTTCAACGCGTTCCGAACTGAACCCATAATTGCAAACGCGTTACCATCGTTGCCCGATAATTTAACTGTTACATTGAATAATGCCACGATTATGCCTCCTCTCTAACTAGACGGTGCATTTGATGTTGCCAAATGCTTACATTGTCATCTAATCTATCGCCGAATACGCGGACATATTCAGCAATATCTTTTTGTCGTGATGATACGCAAGATAAAATAACATCAATTGAAATATGAACTCTGCCATTTAGCCAGCCATTGCCAACATTTGTTGGAACTTCAATTGTTCTATATTCATCTTGTTCCCAGCCAACGCCTTCTGAACAAACCAGTGCATATTTTGGTTCGCCCCAAGGGTCTTGTTTAGCCAATTTAATCAACAACAAATCGTCAATTTTGACGGAACTTGGATTGTCGTATTGAAGTGCTAATATCTGATTAGCAATTTTGGCTAATGCCCAGCCATTAATTAGATAACCTGTATAACCTTTGGTGCGTTGTTCCATTCTGTCGTTCATTTGCTTATCCCTTTCGTGTTTGGTTTGTTTGCTAACTGCACGGTATAAAACAAATGCCGACCCCGTGCAAGTCGGCAATTGCTATTGCTATTGCTATATTAAATTTGTGTTCCACTTTTAACTCTCCAGATTTCCATATCAAATCTGGGATTGCTAACTGAAAACGCTCCAGCCAACATATTAGATACTGCATCTAATACATCGCTTGAATCTGGATATTGTTCTCTTGCTATTGTAATGATTGCCGCAATTACTTCATAGTCTTTTTTTGTTGTAGCCATTGTTATGCCATCCCTCTTAGTTGTTGTTGAAATGTTGCCCAAGTATTTTCCATTGTTTCTTGTGTATTAATTTCCTGCTTATTTAGTTTTACAAATGTATCAAAACATACATCACAAAAAATAGTTGCTTCTGTATTTTCTGTGTCATATGGGAATTGATATTTGATTGTTCCTGTGTTACCGCAGTTTGCGCATTCCATTGTGTTATCCCTTTCAATGTTGGCTTCCTCATCAGTAACTGCGTGCCAATAGCAGTTAGACCGCGCTGACTTTTAGTGCCAACGCGGTTTCGGAAATTGTTGTCCCTAGTTATTTATGTTGTGCAATTGTGTGAATTGCTATCGGTGTGCCAAACCGACCTAAAAGGTAATTCTCCATACCGACTTCCGCTTTATTTGGATTGCGCTGGTTACTCGCTAGTTTCCACCTAAGTCTGTCACTAACTTAGGCGCCTGTTTTGGTCTTATGCCGAGGTGCGTTCCCTTATTTGCGTGTCATAACTCCGTGCAATGTGTTACATCGGCTAATTGCTAACCTTGCCGAATACCGTTACTAATGCCTAAATGTTATCCGCCGTGCTTGGCAACGGGCGGATAATCTGTGCTGGCTATAACGGACTTGCACTTTGTTACTGGATACTCTGGACGGTGCCGCCAAAATAACGGATGCGGCTTGCCGTCTGTGCCTTCCATATAAAAAATAAGTTGCAAAAACTGTCGTCAGGGCGGTGCGGTGCGGTGGTGATATTTCAACCAACAATGCGTTATGCCGATGCCTTCACCGTGTTTTTGTAACTTATTTAATTGTCATTGTTCGGTGAGAATTACTACTGCCTAGAGCCGAAGTTGTGGGAGTGCCACTGCCGATTTCTCGGGTAACGGTTGAACTGGGTTCGTAATCTCTATTAAGTTATGGAGTAATCCTATCATATAAAGGAAATCACTGTTTTTAGAGGGTCAAATAACGGCGTTACAGCCCCGTAGAGAGGCAAATAAATGCTAGTGGCTAACTTATAGCACTTGCTAATCAAAGTGTCTATAATTGGCTTACAAGGCTAATTAACGGTATGTATAGGCAGTTGTTACTTGCCGTGTGTGCGCTTGCAATGCCACGCATATATGGCTTTACACTTGGCTTATGGCAAAAAATGAAGTGAATGTCAATATCGGCGAGTTATTTATTAGCATAACTACCGACCACAATT